AAATTGTTCATTCAATGGTTTAACAGTGGCTATTGACACCATTCTATCTGATTTTATCATATTTTCTAATTTGATTAAAATGCCGTAGTTGATATTCCATTCTTCGGAATGTTTATCCCAAGTTGTCCACTGTACGATATCGCCTACTGAGAACTCTTCGCTTGCTAGCTGACCAAATTTTTCTTTTTCATTCATTATTACTAACTATCCAACAACACACGCCTTCTTTCAAATATTTTACTAATTGAGTTTCAGCTTCTTCAAATTTTTTATATATGCCCACATCTTTTATATTATCAGCAAACAAAATTTTTAAAGTAAACATTTTCTCGGTTGGTATCGAAGTTTTAGTACCTTCATCGAATGCAAAAAGTGTTTTATTCTTTTTTGACCTCATATTATTAGTAACCCCCAAAGTAATTACTAACTATTGCTATTTTGAAATATTATTAAAAGTGCCAAAAGCGTGACAACACTAAGTTCAAATCCAACTAAAAAATACAAACTCCAAGAAAACAGTAAAGTTGTGACCAACTTCCAAAAAAAATTATATTGATATAACATTAGTCAAACTCAGAAAAATAGATTTCTTCTTTATCAATTTGGATCAAGAACCCGTCAAAGGTATAAACTAAGTAATTGTCTTTTCTTTCTTCGATAACGAGGGCTTTCTGGCCGCGCTTAACATTAATAAAAGACTTACTTTCAGGTTGATAACAGAAGAGATACCCTGTGCCTCTAATACAAACTTCGGGAACTAATTGTATTTTATCAAGTTCTTCTGGTTCCTTGTATGGTATTTTACCATTCATTTGTTCAGCAGCAAGTTTAATTGTTGCGACTAAGGAACTGCTTATCTTTTTTGCCATTTTACATCATATTAGTTAGAGCTAATGCTGATGCCATCAAAGCTTGAATTACCATAAACATGGTAACAGATTTTGTTTTAAATTCTTTTAATTCTTCGATTTCTTGTAAAGCAGCTTTGACTTGTGATGGAGATGCGACATCATCCATTTTTTCTTTCCAGGCTTTTATATCTTGTACTCTGTCCTCTTTTGCCTTAAGTTCTGTTAATTGCCCTTTAACATCTTGTAATTCAGTACGCAAAGCTTCGATACCACTTGACATGGTTTCAAGCTGTTGTAAAACTAACTTTGAGTAGGTTTCCCATCCATTTGCATCGCTCATTTATTATGCCTCCACAATATTAAGTAGTGCATTCACTCGCCCACTAATTCAGGTTTTCCATGCTTAACCAAATATATATTAAATTTTATCTTACGTTCAACCGATTCTAGTTCTTTTTTGACTTGATTCATGTCATCAATATTAATCTGAGAATCATCATAAAATTCTATTTCTTTGATGTTATCATATTTTGACAGCACTGTATTAACAAGATAATTACCCTTGTTAGCTCCCTCTACTCCAATCATAACAATGTTATCAGTCGGGATTGGTTTCTCGAACGTCCGGAGTACTCGATGTATATCATCAATCGATACTGGTGCCCGGGCCGTTAACACCATAACCTGTGTATCTGAGTCAGTTAATCTATCTCGCATAATTGATGTTATATTGGGGTTTTCAGTTGCATTATGAACATTGTCAAGTGGTGAAAAGTCAAATTCATATCTATCATCATCTTTCACTGCATCGTATTCTTCTTGAGATCTAGTTTGAAATTCTTCACCCGTTTCTTTGTTAATAACATTAATATAACCTTCGGTAAAAGCAATTGTTTCATCAAAATCAAATATAGATAAGCGAGTAGCACTCCCTATATTCTCAAGTAGGGCACTAGGGCCGGTTTCTTCAAATCTTAATCTATCTGTGCCTGCACGCTGGGGTTTATTATCAAAAGGCGCACCAGATTTGAGATTCTTGTGACCTGATTTGGTTGAGTAGATATCATTCTTTCGGCGTTGCTTCTTATACTTTTTTTGTGCTTTACTTTTAAGCGGTGTAGGTTCAGTCTTGGATCTCTGGTCGCGCTTTTTCTCAGCTATATACTCTCGCCAATTTTCAAGTAGGAGTTTCACTGTGATTTAACCTTGTACGTCATATCCAAGTTTTTAAGAACTCCATCACCCATTAACATAATTGTAGCCTCACCATCTGCATTATCCATAATACTTATTGTAAGATCGGCATCTCTTTCTACACGGCTATCAAAGCCGTTTCCGACGCCCATATCTGCTACCTCGATATTTTTTTGACCTAATAAATCTTTCAATGTGTTTAATAGAGAATTACCAAAAGCATCTTGATCTACATTTGCGCTCGGGACAATATCTGCGTCTAAACTAATCTTCAGACCATCAGGTACAGAATCACCAAGTTTTTTCATAACTGTATCAGCGACATTTTTACCAAGATCTTGAGACATTTTAATATCGTGCTTCTCTACTTGTTGTTCTGCAGCCGCGGCATTGAACATATCTTCCCAAGTGTCTGCTTGTGCGGGATTAGGAGCAACAACACCGGCAGCAGTTGTAATTAACATTCCAGCGGCAACCATCTTCTTAACCCACCCCGGAATACCTTCCTGGATTTGCTCTTCTGTAAGTTGGATGTTATTTTCTGTGATGTACATCCGAATTATTTGTTCAGCTCTTTGTTCGCTTAAGTAGCTATTCCAATTTTCTAATATAAGTTTCATTTTATTTCCTTTACCGAGTCTTCCATCATATCATCAAAGTCAGTGCGCAACTTAATCATAGGATTAAATTTAGCATGTTTTCGCTCTAAAAGCAAGGACCCTTGTGGTTTTACTAAGGTTCCGTCAACTTCAACGCCTTCAAAATCAATTTCTGTCTTTTGTTTATAGATTACCTTTGGTTCTTTTTCATCGTTAGCGTATGCAACGCTCGACAATAAAAATAATAGTGCATATTTCATTCTTCTATTTGTTCCTCTTTGATAGATTCTTCAGTCAGTTTCTCAGGCTTGCTAGTTAGTGTAACCACTAAACTAATGCATGCAAAGCCCAATATAAATAGGTCCATTTTAATTATCGTAGGTTTCGTCTATTTTATCAGACACCATACCTTGAGCTTTTAGCATATCTTGTGCGTCAACCTCTTTAAGAATAAGATTACCGGTATTTGGTTCATAATACATACCAATAAGATCTCCAGTGCTTACATTCTTCATTTCTTCTTCAGTTATAGTTATTTTACCACCATTTTTCTTGACCAGCATCGTAAGCAGGCTGAAGAGGTAGTCAGGATCTTGGAGATATTTACTCATCATCTTTTCCTATATTTGATCTTTCTTGCCAGTCGGCCGAAATATCATCATCTTCAATTGGTCCGCCTTTCGCCCAAGTGCGGCATGCCCGGGCGGAATGGCATTTAAAATGATGCATCCAACAGTAGCCTAATTCGCCATCATCATCTGATGTCTCACCTGGCATACACTCTTTCATTCTTGGGGAAATATCAAAAGCGGTGCAGTTACCACAATTTGAAGCTTCGGCGGCTTCAACATTGGTATTCCAATATTCTGCAATTTCTTCCCAGTAATCTCCAGGTTCATCAACATTGAGAGGCCCGTATTGAATATGGTCAGCTTGGATTGCTGAATCTCTGTTCTTAGTGTTAAGTTCTAAGTCTTGAGTCGCCGGCGGACAGATTAAGCCCTTTACCTCCACAATAAACTTTCTCCAATTTTCAAGAACGAGCTTCATGAGTTTAAAAAATCCTTCCAGTTACGAACAACTGATTCATTTGTTTGCATATGCGATGGTTGACGAGCATTGATAAACTGAGCCAACACTCTGTTGAACACCACGTTAAGGTTGTCTTCATCGTCCATCTCGCCCTCTACAAGCTCGACAAACAATCCAGTCATAATATCAGGCGCGTCAGCATTTATCGAGAATATAGTGACAATTTTAGCCTCTCCAGCATGCTCTAATGTTTTAACTTCCATATCTAAGTAATATTCAGTATTCTCTTCTTTTCTTGGAGCTTCAAGCAATTGTTTTTTCAATTGAATTTTGAAATCATAAGAATCAAGAATCTGCATAAGCACTTCCATACCTAATCCTAAATCTTCTGGATCATAATAGTGAGAGTATCTTGCGGTGCATTCATATGACGCGTCATAGTCTCCATCAGTCTCAATATCCCATTCATAGGAGGTAAGAATACCATCTTCAATCGCTACGGCTAGATTCATAAACTCTCCGCCTTCCATTTGTCCGTTTTTCTTAAAATATTCAGTAAGGATTTCTTCCCAAGTATCTCTTTTATCATCAATTACGCTATCAATCTTTTGGCAAGCCTCATTAAATTGTTCAGGGAAAGAAAAATATGACTGCCCAGCAATTTCAGGATGTTCAAAGTTAACTTGGATGGTTAAATGTATTTCTTCGCGAATCTTGCGGATTGTAGGAGTGTCGTTTTCAGAGGGAACAAAAATGGTTCCAATTCTTTCATTTAAATCGTCAACCGAGTTCCACACAACTTCTTCCGCGTTGCTCGGCAATCTTTTCCATTCATCAATCGGCCATTTTGCAATAAATGCCGAATAAGGTTTAATATAAGCGCCATCAGCACCATCATCACCTACTTCATAATCAACATATGTCTGAGCCATATGATTGTTCCACTCATTTTGTATTTCTTCACAATCACCTTCATATGAACGGACAACATCACCAATTAAATCTGCGTCAAGAGTGTCTTCGGTATCTGTGTTCTGGCGCATCGCACCAGCAAATTCAACATTTTTGTCACCCAGCAGCTGCTTCATCAAAACAGCTCTACCTGCAGCATTAGCAGTATCTTCATAAGAGCCTCCAAAAATCATAAATTTACTTAAATCAATCTTGTCGTCCTCTTTAGGCATGTTTTGGATGACTTCTTCTTGGTTTGATCTTGCCCAGTCAGTAACTTGATTAGCTAAGCCTGGAATATCAGCACCATAGACTCTTTTCTCTGGCATTCCAACATCTTGTCCATCATCAAATCGTTTTGGTTCATCTGTGTCGTAATATCTGATCTGTCGGACACGAATTCTAGAAACTGGCTCAATATCACCGCTAAATGGGCGCTTATCGTCTAAAAATATCTCACCCTCTTGAATTTCTTGCTCTGCACTGTCTATATTGCTCGTATTAGTGGCTGAGAGCAGTTCTTCTGTCTCTACCACATAGGCAACCGCCCCATGCCCTTGAGCCTCGGCTACGGCGCATTTATAGTATGATTGATAGGCGCCTTGGCGACTAGGTGGAGTGTGACAAGAGGTAATCTCGTCAAAATCGCTCATTCTGAGCACATCTATCGGGTGTCGAGTGATAATAATGGAAAATTTGTCATTATCGATGTTATTTATCTCTTTTTTGATGTATCCGGCGTTCTTTTTCCAATATTCGCCGTATTGAGTGGCCAAATCAGTTAAATTGTAGCCTGCAGGCCCTGCAACTCCCGGATTTACAACATATAAGTAAATTTGAGTATTAATTCTCTGAAAATTCTCATATTCTTTCTCATCGAGCGCTGCTTTGAGCATTTTTCCGGTAACTCGGCCTGATGTTCTAACTGGTTCGCCATCTGCCAACTTATAACCAATACCATCCAAGTGATCGTAGACTTTTTGGTATATTTCGTCTTTTCTTCGGCTTAAATCAGCCAATTTGGAGAAAAGTTTGCCGATTTTCATCTGAATCTTCTTAGTTTTCTTCTTTGGTTCAGGTCCGCCCCCCAACATATCAAGAAAATCGTCAGATTTACGCAGATCACGCTCGGCATACACCAACCCTTTCTCCCATTCCACATCATATTCTTGAGTTCTGAAGAATTCTGCGAACTTTCCAAGCTCTGTAGAGGGATCAATGGTCGGAAATGGTATAACAGTGCGCATTTTGCCACTGAAAAGGTCATTTAGTGGTAAATTAGCCGGATCAAGGTCATCTAAAACGTCTTCAAGCGCTCGCATCTCGTCTTCGGTGACTTCTCGAAGAACTTTTTCATTATCTTCAAGATATATTTCTTGTTTCTTGTAGAATTCTTTGCTTTTTGGGTCTTTTGGTGGCGTACCTTGGCCAAAACCAATTTCTTCTTGCAAGATATTAAGTAATTTGCTAGTTTTTGTTAAAATTTCTTCATCATTTAACATGTTTTTGCTCTTTCATCGACTTGGAACCACGACATTTCCACTTTTTACGGGATAATGCGTTAGCACATGGTGGATTTTTACACTTTTTAATCTTCGCTGAACGTGCACAGTATGCGTCACCCTTCTTAGTGCCGGGTCTGATGCGATCTCCGCCGCTTTTTGCTTGTCCCTTTTGTCCGTATGATCGACATTTGCCGTTTACTCGCTTAGCAAAACGCTTTCCTTTTGATGGTTTACAAGCTTTTTTCTTCTTCTTTTCTTCTAAATCAGCTTCTACTTCTTTTATTTTTTCACAAGAGCCTTTCTCACCGGGTGTTTTACCTGTTACCCGCTGATGCCCGTCCCAACACCTTATTTCATCAAGAAGCTGAGCCAACTCGTCTTCAATCATAATATCAAGAGACTCTTTCGTAGAATTGCCCCAGTTTTTAGCACCAACCTTGCGACATTTGACAAGAGCACCAGAAGCATAAGCGCTTGGCCACACTTTATAGCGTGATTTTACCTTACTATAGCAAGCATCCTTCTTACCAGAAGACTTTTTCTTCTTATCACGCTTCTTGGTCTTAGCTGCGCGCTTTTTACCTTTCTGTTGCTTCTTTTTTTTCTTCTCATCAAGGACTGTTTCTAATTCTTCTTGAATAAGTTGTTCCAAATCCATATATAATTCCTCGTTTTTCTTTTTAGATTTCTTTTTAGCTTTTTTGCCCCATGATTTACCCTTGCCGCGCTCTTTACAGGCCCCCGGGGTGGGTCGACAAGCAGGGTATTTCTTACGTTTCTCTCCTGAACCACGTCCACAAGATTTATAACCACCCTTTCCATCAGGTGAGTTACAATCAACCCACCCTTTTTTCTTACCTTTGGCACCTTTGCGTCCAAACCAGTCTCTAAGAGATGATTCTTTACTAGATTCTGAGCCGGCTTTTTTCTTTTTCTTCTTTTTTTCGTCAAGAGGTCCGTATAAATCACTCATTTTTGTCAAGTCCTGCAAGTTTTAAAGCTTTCTCCAATAAATAGATCGGAATCTCGCTATTCTCCAAGTCTTTTATCTCTTCTATAGAGAGCCATTTCCAATCATCATGCTCAACTTGCCCGGTGTGCGGATTTGGTTTGTCTACATTTACGTCCCCAGACCATTCTTGTGTTAAATAATAATACTTTTTGTCCTTTGGTTCTCCAAGATATGCTAAATCAGACACTGAACACTTTAAATTTGTTTCTTCATCAAGCTCTCTAACTGCTCCAGACTCTATGGAATCATCCTCATCATCAATATGACCGCCTGGAATAGTCCATTGGCCGGCCCTATGATCGATATCTGAACGTCTAATAACAAGAAATTGCTGCTTATCGTTAAGACAAACAACAATTCCGACTGATTTAAGCTCACCTTCTGTGAGAAAACTATTCCATTTTCGATTCATTTGCAGGCTTTATAACTTTCAACGCTTCCTCTGCAGTAAGAATCCAACGCTGTATTAATATTGATGTTTTTAATTGGCGCCACCCAGATCATATTTTCTTGAATTCGGGCACCTTGTGCATATTGTACATCAACTCCATATAGTATACCAACTAATTCTCCATCTGTGTTATATATTCCAGACCCAGAACAACCAAACCAACCGTAAGTATTAACAATTAGCTGAGTTCCAGCGTTTGGATCCTGCTCATAGCCAACGATTCTTCCTTCAAACGACATTAATTTGTGCCACGAAGGGTGACCAGAATAAACGATGTCAGTTCCAATTTCATAACTTTTTGTTGGCTTCCAGGGCATCGGCTTTAAATATTTAAATTCTTTTTGAACCACTAAGACTGCAATATCGTGCTCCTTACTTTGATACACTAATATAGCATTTCTTTGTTCATCTTTGTTAGCTACTATATAATCGCTACCTATGGGGCCATCTGCGACATGTTTTGCAGTCAACACTAATGTGAGGTCTTTATATTCCACAACTGTGCCACTACCGTGTCCGCTACCAGCAACAACCTTGACTGCTGCACCTCTAACTTTCTTCTCAATAGCTGATAAAGATTTGCTAACTTTTTCAACAGGCAAGTCTGGCTTGTAAACCTTTCCTGCGTATACGTTATTAGTGCTAGCGCCGATTAAGCAAAATGATGCGAGCAAAAAGTATGTAAGTAATTTTTTCATTTTTATTGTTTTCCTTTATGAGCCGGTGTCACTGGTACCGGTATCCAACTCTATATATCTATATCCAATTTCAACTAATTGACCCGCAGACGGGAGAATAGTAAAATAAACAGTGTTCTCCGATTCAACATAATACCAATCATAGTTTAGGGAACCGTTTATAAATACTCTTATTGAATCTGTTTCAGCCTTGTGAGTAAGAGCAACTTTTTCAATGGGTTCAATTGAGTGTGTAGCATCTGTAACTCCGGGAGACCAGTCAGTATCACATATATCGACCACAACACCACCAAGTAAATTTGTGGCTTCCATGTATCTATCTCCTACATCCATTGGGTTCGGTGGGTAATCACAAAGAGTATCATCAGCCTCAACATTTATTATGCTGGCCATAAAAACTGAACCCATTCTTAAAGAGCCATACCAACTTATAAAATCAGACACTGCTGGGTATTCAATCTCGCTTTGTTCTTCTTCATCAGAGACGAATACCACCAATAGACCAGCGTCCGGACGCATCCAAGTTGAAGAATAGGGATTGTGATTCATATAATCATAAACTGCATTAAATCCTTCCTCGTACGGTGCCGAAGTAAGTGTCGCCAACATAGCAGCTGCATCATCGATGTCATCACCCGGCACCAATGGAAATTCATTGCTAAGGACTGCTTTACTTGGATCAGCACTAATCATCACTAATCTCCAATCAGAAGTTGGTAAAGCTAATAGCATAGCCTCAACACCAGCTAATAATTCTGCATTGTATCGACCCATAGAACCTGACCGGTCAATGACCCATAAAATATCAATGCCCTCAACTGACATATGCTGTGTAAAAGAATCAATCCATATTACACCTTCGTTGACCGGTACCTCAACTTCCACATATACCGGTACCTCAATTTCGACCTCCACTGTTTCTGTTTCGGTCACTGTCTCTGTCACTACAATAACTTCCGGTTCGCCCGGTTTAACTATTGCGTAATCATTATTGCATGCACTTAAACCTAGTACGCCCAAAAGAGCAATTATATTTTTCATTCATAGAACCCCCTATTCTTAATTATAGTAAATTAATCGTTTTCATCGTTTTCTCCGTATAAAAGAGCAAAACTTAAAAGAATTAAATTCAAGATTGCCAATATCTGTAGGTCTCCTAGTCCGGACGAGCCCCCAAAGAAAAACAAAAATACGTTTACATAAACAGCGGCGACCACGAACGGTTTTAAAATTTTGTTGAGCCGCATCACATAGTAACTACGAGCCGCGAGAAATAAACTCAATACTATGCGCGTGGGTCAGCACAATTTTCTGCAGCCGTGTATCGTAAATTAGAATCTTAGGGAATAGATCCACTTGTTTTTCATCAGGGTCTTCGATAATATCCACGATAAAAGCAAGGTTGCTTCGCTCGGCCGCTTGAGACCGAGGCGCGCCGGTATGGGGAGAATCCCAGTCATAGTAGATATACCTCACCAAATCACCGATTTGATAAGGGTCCAGACTAACCGACAACAATTGCACTCCTAAACGCCGAAATTTTTTTCATAATTTTTTCCTAAATTTTTCCTTTGTTTTTTGGATACAAATCATAGAATCCGACAAGTATTGACATTTTCAGGCCATCTTCTTCCACCCAATCAGGGTTAGGAGCATCTCGATAATCGTCTACCACATAAGACCACTTCACACTCCAAAAATATATGCTAGATTCACTTTCGTAACCAACATCCTTTTTCTTGCGCACAATTAACAAACCGTAATGGCCGGTCAGACTGTCGACAATCATATCTCCACTACTAAGTATAACATGTGAAATCTGATCACGCCAGTAAGTTGTCGTCATTTTGATTGACTACTTTTGTAAAGCACAAGCCGGCCAGAATCAATCATATGCACTAGACTTTCTTCCGTATAGATATTCCTATCAGGCGGTACCCAGAACATTTTCCAGGCATAGGTACCATAAGAGCCATCTTCGTTAAGCTGAGTATAATATGACCATCTGTAGGAATCAGACTTGGTGCGTTTGATCAAAACCGCTATATCACCGGTTATTGTATCATACAGGATATCCCCTGCCTCCAAGACAATGTTATCAATTCCACCCACATACTATATATGCAGATTATATCTTCAACCACCCCTTTCTTTTTTGATGACAGTTACGGAGCTGCAGCAAAAAGTCGTTTTTCGCCGACGCGTCTGTGATCATCACACACTCCTCAGCCGGCTTAATAAACTTAACCGTACGGTCTACTGCAGTTTCGTACGTACCAATAACACTCCAGGGGGTCTGCAACGGGGAGTTACTTACTTTGTGCGTACGTAGCACAGTGTCATTAGCGTAAGCAGCTGTGCACGTAAATAACGTGGCTGCTAAGATATATTTCTTCATTGATGGTTACCTTTTGTAAGCGCATAATCACGTCGCGCTTTCATCGCTATAAATAGTCTTTAATTTGCTTAACCACCAAACTTAAATGGTCTTCAACAACATCCCGGGTTCGTCTACTTTTAAACCAAAATACTGTATACACCGGCTTGTAATACGTACGCTTCTTCACATCTAATATTAGCCCAAGCTTATAATCATCTTCATCGATATACTTATAGTCTGGTGAAAAGTGATATCCTGTGAATTGTACCAAATCCCCCACGCAATATGCTCCATCTATATTATCAAAATCCGAAGGATCATCCATAGCCGATCTGTCTATCCCCTTTGAATAAGTACAACCTACTGATAGTATGCATCCATACTCTTTCTTTGACTCCTGCGTGTGGGTATCTTATCCAATATATCTTACACATATCCATTGACATATACGACTCTGCATCCTCACCGTCATATATCTCTATTACTATAGCTATACCCCCATGGCAATTGCACGTTACTAAGTCGCCCTCCCGCAAGTTATGCGGTGGTGCTCTTCGGAAGAAGTCCTTCACGCGTTGTATTTTCCCCACATAGTATATATCTGCGGTTTTTATTCTGGGGAATTTTTAGGCGCGCAAATATCTCAATTTTTCTCAGCCGTATCGAAAAAGGGCCTAACCAGCCTGTCAGACGCATACACATATGCAGGGACATACATTCGGGGTAGGGGGGTAGGGGGTACCCCCGTCAAGTAACTGTCAAATCACTTTGTCAAATTGCTGTCAGTTCTTCCTATTACATTACTATACAACACATAACTGTATACGTAAACAATCACAGGCGAATAGCATGCAATGATAGTACAGGTTTCCCCTACTCTTTTTAATAGTCTCTTAACTCTCGGCATCTTTCCTCTCACAACTAAACAGTCTCGTAAACAATACTATGTTTATTATAACTGTATTCGTTTATGTAGTCTCGCCCACATATAGTGTCACACATTCGTTCACCCCTAGGGAATCGGCAATCAAATGCAATGGCACACACTATATGTAGTGTCACTATATACCCATCAACAGAATAAACATAGCTGTCCACATCACAGCACACAGGCCGTCGACGATTTTATCCTCAGTTGTATACATACTCTCTCTCCTTAGTCGTCAATGAATAGAATGTGAAGGGCTGACAGAATGTTTGCACCCGGCCCAAGCAAACAAGTGCTAAGGAAGAACACAAAGGCCCATCCGAAGTTCCC